TTTCAAGATGCTCTACGTTACGCTTGATCTTGTCTTTGTAATCATCATCAGTTTCATCTGATGTCTTAGCGGTATTAATGACAGTTACACTATCACCAGCAGCAGAGAAGATTGCTGCGATTTCATCTGCGGTTTTTTCTTCCATAATTAGAAATAGATTTGTTTACAGTTTACCCTGCTTCGAGGGCTGTGACTTTTGCTGATAGTTCTTTTATTGCATTTACAAGTATTGGAACGAGTCTTTCATACTTCATACCATACCTCATACCATCATCAGTAAGATTAACAAGTAATGAATCATCATTTGATGTTCCATAACCATTAGCTTTTTCTACTTCCAAAGCTTCCTGTGCCAAAAATCCAATATGTAATCTTGCTCTTTTCTTAGAGCCATCAGGTGTGCCATAAGGTTCTGCATCATTTCCATACCATGTTCTTCTATCCCATCTGTAAGTAACTGGTCTAAGTGCTTCAATCCATTTTAATCCAATACTAAAATCGGTTATATCTGTTTTATCTCTTGAATCTGAGGAAGAAATAGAGGTATCTTGACAGAATAAATTTTGTATTGAATCATTTCCTAAACAAACATTATTACTGCCTGTTGTTATACTTCCCGAAGGTGAGGCACCTGATCCTGCATTATACCCAAGCATAAGATTATTTTGTCCTGTAGTTATACTTTGACCAGCAGTACTAAGTGCAGAATTAAACCTTCCAGTTGTTAAGGCACCTAAAGCATCTCTTCCAAGACAGTTATTATTATCTCCAGTAGTACAGGCATCTAACGCAACGTAACCAACAGCAGTATTTTGATCTCCAGTTGTGTTTTGATTTAAAGCTTTAAAACCTATCGCAGTATTATTATCAGCAGTAGTGTTATTGGGAAGAGTTTGATCTCCCATCGCTACATTATAACTTCCTGTTGTGTTAAATAATAAAGTTTGACGACCACAACCAGTATTACTTGCTCCTGTAGTGTTATCAAATAATGATTTAAAACCAATCGCAGTGTTATTATTTGCCGTTGTATTATCTTTTAAAGATTCAGCACCTACGGCTACGTTTTCTGCTCCAGTTGTGTTTGCTTTTAAAGCACTTTGCCCCACGGCAGTGTTATTAGCAGCCGTAGTATTATTTCTTAGTGAGTCACCTCCTACTGCTGTATTACTTGAACCTGTTGTATTATTTTCAAGAGATTTAGCTCCTAAAGCAGAGTTTCCATCAGCAGTTGTTACGGAAGTTAATGATTGAAAACCTACTGCCGTATTATTATCAGCAGTAGTATTAGCATCTAAGGCATTAGCTCCAACCGCTACGTTTTGAGTTCCAGTTGTGTTTGCAGTTAATGAGTTATAACCTACGGCTGTATTATTATTTGCAGTGGTGTTGGCATCTAAGGCTAAAGCTCCCACAGCTACGTTCTGTGTTCCAGTTGTGTTTAGTCCTAACGCAGCCCTTCCAATCCCAATATTATTACTTGCTGTTGTATTATCTTTTAGTGCCTGTCTACCAATAGCAACATTAAAACTTCCTGTTGTATTATCCTCTAATGCTTCACTTCCGATTGCAGTGTTATTACCTCCAGAAGTTAAAAGGGTAAGTGTATCTTTACCAATAGCAGTATTATTTGCTCCAGTAACAGAAGCATCTAAAGCATTTTCTCCAAGAACAGTGTTACCAGCAACAGAGTTTGCTCCTTTACCTATATTTACTGAATTGATCGTTCCATCGACAGGGAAAGCGGGTGCGCCTGCAAGACTAAATAAATTTATATGAGCATTATTGGCAGTATTTCTTAGCTGCATAATACTTGATGTAGTATTAGCAAAAAATTGACTTGCGTAGTTTGTACTTGGTGCGGATGATCCAGAATTATTACTTGAAATTGCTAATAAAGCATTATTTATATCAGCCCTGACGTTTGCTCCAGTGGAGTTATCTATAACATAATCGTGTTGTGCCATTTCCTAATCCAAAATTTTCTCTAAGTATATCCTAATTCACTTCTAACTACCACGCCCAAAACCAACAGCAGTATAACTAAATGTTTTATCCTGTACAGCATTTCCAGCATTAAGAAACTTTATATTAAAACCAGTTCCACTGATACTTGTTAGTTCAAATCTTTCATTTGCTGATAAATCATTTGCAGTAATACCAATACTAGGTAACTGAGTACCAGCCCCGACACTTGTGCCAGCTTGTCCAGTGAAGAATGTCTGATCAAAACTTATATCAAGTCCAGAACTAGAGGTTCCAGATGAAATATTTGATCTTTGTTCTGTTCTTCTTTCTAGCTCTGCTGTATAACCTAGTTGATCTATTTCTATTGATTGTGCAGGGTCGTCACTATCCATTTCACATCTAAATTTAAAACCTCTCCCAACATAAGTTCCATTGACAAAAGGATTAAATCTTGAAAAGTTTGCCCCATAAGTACAAGCAGTTCCGCTTGATATGGTTGCACTTGTAGCTGAAGTAACGGTAAATGCACTTGAACTTGGTACAGAGATTATTTCATAATTTCCATCTGTTGCAGAACCAGCAGTAAAATCAATCACAACAAAATCACCAACAGAATATCCGTGGGATGTTTTTGTAATAGTTATGGTCGTTCCATTCTGCCCATAAGTAGCTGAAACTGACAAATCAGGATCTAAGTCAGTAGTTGCAACTAATAAAGATGCTCCGACATTGAAAGCTGTGGCTGCATCAAAATCTGTCCAAGTATCAATATTTCCTGTTCTTCTATCTATTAAATCATTAGGATAAAAACCTTGAGTTACAAAATGTCTGCGTAATCTTAGAGGTTGTTTTCCTCCCAAATCTAAAGTATTTGCAAACTCATAAGAACCGCCTGTAATGTCAACCGCACCAATAAAGTCAAAGTCAGCAATAGAGTCAAAGTCTGATTCTTCATCAAGTGTTACAAGTGAACCAAGAACAAGACCATCAACATCATCACTAAAAAAACAATCAACTTTTGCACCTTGAAAAGGTGGACTATCTAAATCTTCTCTATCTGTTAAAACTGTTAATTTTGGTAATGGATCAGGGCTTGTGACTAAAACTGATGTTTCACCAGCACTCAAGCGGCCACCATCATCTTTAAATTTTAAAATATATTCCCCTTCTACAATATTAGGGACAATCGACTCGTTGACATTACCACTCAACTCAGGTAAAACGTCAACTGCATTTGTAAAAGTTCCACTGCCATCTGTAAGATTTGACGATCTTATAACCACGTTTCCACCATGTATCACATCTACATCTGTAGATTTATCAAAACGTAATCTTACAAATTGATCTGATATTGGTTCAATGCGTAAGTTCTGCACATCTGCTGGTAAAGCTGTTTTACCAACAGCTTGAATATCTACAGTGGAAGTTGAAGCACTTAAAACACCTAATGCATTATATGATTTCACTTTAAATGTATATGAACCTAATCTTGATTCAAAAAGTTCAAAACTTGGCCTTGATACTCTTAATCTTTCTGGATTATCTTTTTCATATTGAAATTCAACTAAGTATTCTTTAACACCTAAAATTGGTTCCCAAGAAACAAATATTTTTGAAACTGCACGATTATTTAAAACAACAATTTGTTCTGTGGCAGATAAGTTAGATGGTGAAGGTTTTTCATTTAATAATGTTGTAATAACTCTTGGATCAGCAGCAACAGTCGTATCTTCAACTTGGTCATATTTATTTGTGTCGTGTATCGTTGCAACAATTCCATATTCAAATTTATTTTGTTCTGTAACAGATAAAACTCTATAAGTTTGAAATTCAACAGTTGTATTTTCTATAGCCCAAATACTGTTTGCCTGTGGCACTGCTGAAAATGCAGAAGATACAGTTATGGTTTTATCAGAAATAGAACTTATTGATCTTGTTTCCATACTTCCATCTGGAAGAACTACAGAAAGTGTTGCTGAGTTTTCCGTTGTCAAATCAGTATTATTAGCATCATCAACAATAATTTGTGTTGTAGAAACACCCGTATTAATACGACCACCTCTACGAACCCCTGCCCTCATTGAATCAGCAATCCCAATAATTGTAGATGGTCTGATAATTACCCCAGCTTCAAGAGTTGTTGTGAAATTCACAACCTCACACTCCCTTAAATTTGAGTACAAAAACCACCGACCTAATCTATTGGCTTGCCCTCTAGAAGTACAGGCAAAGGATTTTAGTGTTTTTCTTGTTCTTCCAAATTTAGAAACAGCGTCAGATAAAGCTGTAATTTGATCTGTAGTAATTAATTCATAATTAATTTCTTGTGTGTCATTATCAAAATATGAAACTTCAACTTCAGTAAATTTTGTTCTTTGCCCTGATCCTTGATAAGTAAAACCATTTTCTGTAACATTTGCATTAGTAAATAAATATTGTGGGTCAGAAGTTTTAGTTGAAATGTCAGTTGGTCTATCCTGTGATATTTGTAAAGTGCCAACACCATAAAAAGGCATTGCATTCATAACAGAACAAAGATCATTTATTAAAGTATATGCGTCTAGTTTTTGATTTAGAATTATGTTTGATGAGAAGCGTGGCTCCGTAGTTTGAGTAATTGGATCTGTAATAAGTTCACTTGCGTATTGACTAGCAGAGAAAAAAGAAAAAACATCTAATGAATCCTCTGATATGAGTCCATCAGTACCACCAAAACCTTTATCGGTAGTCAAAATGTCATATAAAATCCAAGCTGGATCAGAACTCCATTCTTTATCAGTTTTAAAAGTTCCATTAAAAACATAATCACTTGGATATATAACACGACCATTGTTAGAATCAATTGTTGTTCCATGCGGTATCTTGATCTTGGTTCCCTTGATGCGGTATTTTCTGGCTGGAAAGGATTGAAATTCCTGTGCATTGAATCTTAATGCAACATAAGCAAAACCTTGATATGCTCTATTGTCAGTAATTATTTCTGTAAAAGATAAAAAATTTGATGCGTTTTGTAATTTTGATTCTGTAGAATCTGCTGTATTTCGTATAACTGTAATAGTCAATGGAAAACTGACAGAAGATTCTAATTTTAATTCGTAATCTTTTACATAGGCACTTGTAGCTTTACCACTAATAGCATCTTCAACAATCGGATTATGAACTGTTCCATCGCTTTCTGTTAATCTTATTGAAATTTTTACTTCGGTTCCTTTTATATCTCCGTCATCTTGAAAACTCTGTAAACTTGGAAACTGTAATGTGACTCTTAAACGATCAAAAGCAGTCGAACTTGTTGATCTTGAAACTGAAGATGAATTTGTAACAGGAACATTAACAGGTACAGTATTTTGTACTGAAGTAATTTCTTTTAAAGCTGTTTGATCTGAAGCACCATTTTTAAAAAATATTTCTACATCAGAAAAATTTTCTTCACCATTAGGATTTAATAATGGGGTATTGTTAAGAAAAACACTTTTGCGAAAAGTATCTGTACCAGAACCACCTTCATCAAATATTGAATCAAGTTCTCCGTAACCTAACAAATCAATCACAGTTGCAAATTGCTTACTTCTAAGACCACCATCGACCATATCAGGGTCTTGAATTTTCTTTAGAAGATCAATAGCAACTTGAGCTATACCACCAAACATAAGTTAAATCTCCTTTACTATTTGGGCAGTATCGACACCAGAACTAACAATTATTGAGCCAGAATAAACAAGTCCATATAAAATTGGAACTGGAACACCACTAGATGTTACATTTTGAATCCCTCCAAAATTATACGAACCTCTTATATTTGGATCTGTGTCGCCAACAGAAGAAACAGAAGAAGCTGGTCTATTTGGACTTAATAAAGAAGAAACACCATCAAGAATTAAAGAAGAGCCAATTGTAGTTAATAAACCACCTACACCACCAGTTAAAAGAGAAGCACCTATCGTAAGAGCATTATTAGCAACAAAATTAAAAGCTGAAGTTGCAACACTTGAGACAGTTCTTGCCACACCACTAACTGCTCTTCCAACTGCTCTAAAAAAACCACCAGCCCCAATAGCTACAGGAATTATTTGAATATCTCCTTGTCCACTCATATTTAACAAATCACCATCAACGGTATTACCGCCTATTTTTATTTTGTATAATTGATCGTTCATGTGTTTATCAATACCAGCAAAATTAGCTCTTAAGAAATTAACTGCTTGTTGTGGTGTCTTTACAGCAGCTTCAAATGTTGATTCTCCTAAAAATTCTCTAAGTTTTCCATAAACTTTTATTTTTTTAAGCTGCATATCTATAAACCTTTTTAGTACCTTTTATGTATTCTAAATCATATAATTCTTTACAACTTAATTTTTTAATTTCATGGTGCAAAATAAGTTGATTCCCTAAATATAAAGCGACATGACTTAATTTTTGATGACAACCTTCCATTAATAAAACATCATTTTTTTTTATTTTATCTTTTTCTACTTCAATAAAACCTCCATCAGCCAAAATCTTCTCAAAATATGGTTTTGCTATAAATTCTTTTAGAGTATTTGGTCTATAACAAGAACCAAGATTTATATTTAACTTTTCTTGAAAATAATCACAAATCAAAGACCAGCAATCTTGTTTACCCCAAATCCATGTTCTGCCAATCAATGAGGGTGCTTTCCATCCAGATGGTTTAATTTCATTCCAACTCTTGTTATTAACACTATATATAAAATATGGAAAGCCAATATTTTCACATGATGCTTTATCAGCCTCAGATGGCTCAGAAGATCCCTCTGGATGACTATGAATAACTCCAAGTATTTCTCCTCCTTGATCTTCGCAGTCTGCCCAATCCTCTGGATCTAAAGCAAAAAATTCATGTTGACCCTCTGCAATATTTTTACAAGGCCAAAATTTTTCTTGACCTTTTATGACTGCTAATAAACCACAAGCCTCTTTTGGAGCTTCACTTTCAGCGTATTTTACAGCATCAGTTTTCCAATTCATATTAAGCATTTGTAAGTGTACCAACAAGAGGAAAGTCTGCTCTTGTAACAAGTTTTTTGGGTGCGCCTATACCAATTAAATCAAAAGTGCTTACTAATTCAAACTCTACAATATCTCTATTTTCCGTTACTTTTCTTTCAATAAAATATATTTCTCTGGGTAACTCTGCTGAGGCATCAGGCGTTCCATACGGATTAATAGAACTTGGAAAATTTACTGCATCAAGAAATCTACTTAAAGTCCTTCTGCGTATTACTTTTGCCCCTGTTAAATCAGAAAAAGCTGTTGTTTGATTTACAAGTTGCATAATAGCTGTGATATTTCCAAGTAAATTTGAAAATGTTAGCGTTGGTCTTGGCAACTTACCTTTACCAGAATATGCAAAACCTTCAGCATTACAAGGAAACTTTTCATATGTATTTGCTTGCCAAATCAAATCAGTATTATCTTTTAAATTATTACCAGAATGAAATAAATAAACAGTAGGATTTTCTATTGTGGAATTTATATTAAAAGAAACGTTTCCGCTTGTAGATTGTGAAGTTGTTGCAGTAACAGTAAAAGTATTTGTGGCAATTGTTTGAATTGTGTAAACACCATCAATTGCATTACCTGAAGTGAAATCAAGACTCAAAATCAAACCAGTTGAAAAACCATGACTATTAAGTGTAATTGTGATTGTTGTTCCTGATTGAGAATAAGTAGCTGTTTTTGCAGTCTTTGTGTAATGAACACCAGCTTTTAATTCTACAGAAAATAATTCGATAACTGCTTTGTTATCAATTTCTTGTAACTGTGAAACAGGATTAGCCATTATGGTTCAAAGACTTCTCTAAATGTAGTTGTAATAACAGCCCTATTATTAAATGGAATTTGTTTTGACCAAGAATCACAAACAAACTGTCCTGACCCAGAAAGTGTTATTGATACGTTGCCGCTATTTGTTGCAGAGGAAGAGGCCGTAACTGTAAAAGCATCATCACTTGTTACGGTGGAGACAGTAAAAGTTCCATCTGTTGCTGAACCTGATGTGTAGTCAATTGTTAAAACATCACCAAATGCTACTCCATGTGAAGTGATACTGATTGTCACAGTTGTTCCACTTTGTGAATATGTTCCTGTTTTTGTAAACCCTTCGGCTGGTGGAGTAAAAGTAAAACTTGCTTGATCGTTTACCCTACTTCTTAAAAACGCTTCTATGACATCCGATTGTTCTTCAGATACAACAAAAGTAAGATCATATACTTTTGGATCTTGGGAAAATGGAAGTCCAAATAAAGTTCTAAATTCATACCCATCACCAAGCGATGAAACTCTTACTCTTGGTGTGCTTTTTTTTCTCATCCCATAAGTGGGCTGTATTGAAGGAAAAGTTGCCATTATCTATTTAATAAACCCCCTGCTCTTTGTTCTTGTACTATTGTTGTTTGTACCACAGATGCAATAAGTTGTCCAAGTGCTTGACCCTCTGCATCATTTCCTTGAACAGAAGAACCAGAAGCATCAACAGAAACATTAACAATATTAGTTGTACTTCCTCCACCTCCTAATTTGTCGTTTGGAATAATTGTACCAGCAACTTTTGGAACAAATAATTCTGGCCCTCGCTCCCCTACTATTGATGCTTTGCCTACAGGTGGCCTGCCACCATCAGCAAAAAGACCTCCGATAAGACCACCTAGAAAACCTCCGATGCCTTTACCTTTACCGCCAGACGCAGACTTTCCAAAGTTTTCTCCAAAACCACCAATAAGCTTATCTATCTGAGCATCAATAATTTTATTTCTTATGCGTTTTAATACATTTGTCATTGCTTCTCCAAAAGATTGCGCACCTGTGATTGCTTCTCTTAGATTATTTTTTATACTTCTTTCAATTTCTTCACCTACTGCCGTCATTTTATCTTTAAGTTTATCTGTTTCTTCTTGTTGTTTTTTTAATTCTTCTGTAACTTTTTCTTTCTCTTCTTTTTGTCTTTTTGTTTCCTCTGTAATTTCTTTTTCTTTTTCAAGAACTTTATTTCTGCCTTCAAGTAAAGCTATATCTGCATTAACTTCATCAAGTCTGTTTTGTATTCCTTGCCTTGATCTTCCGTTAGCATTTTTTAGACGTTCTTCAAGTTTTTGTCTTATTTCTAATTGTTTTTTTAATAAATCGTTTACTTCTTTTTCTGAACCTTTTTTAACTAAATCATTAAATTTTTTCTGTTCTTTATTGTGTTTTATTATTGCAGTTGTGGCGACTCCCAACAAGGTAGCTAGACCAACTAAAGGTAAAGCGTTCAAAGCAATACTTAAAGCCCCTGTAGATATTGCTAAGGCTTTGGTAGCTATTGAAGCTGTAGATGTAGCTTTTGCATAAGCTATTGCCCCTGCGGTAGTAAGCTTAAACTTAGCTATTAAAAGAGTTTTTGCAGCAACTAATAATGTTGTTGCAGTTGTAAAACCTTTAACAGCAACAGCGATCCCTGTAAATATTGCGGCAGTCTGCACTATTGGTGAATCAACAAGCTCAGTAATTGATTTTGTAAGTTGTGTAATTCCTCTAAGTGCATCTAAAACTGCTGGAGCAAGCAAACTTCCAACAGCTATTGATAATTTTTCTGTTTCATTACTTAAAACTTTGAACACCATTGTTGGGTCATTTTTGATTAATTCTTTAAGTGCTTTGCTTCCTTCTTTTTCTATTTCTTTAAAAGCTGCAACAACTACATCTTTAGTAATTTTGCCTTGTGCAGCCATAGCTCTTAATGCTCCAACATTTACATTTAATTGATCTGCAATAGGTTTTAAAACTGCTGACATTTGTTCTGAAATACTATTAAATTCATCACCTCTTAAAACTCCAGAACCTAAAGCTTGGGTCAACTGCCGCATAGCTCCAGCTTGTTCTTGTGCTGAAGCTCCAGATAAAATCGCTGCTGTATTAAAGCCGTTAAATATAGCTGAAATTTCCTCCATGCTTGACCCTAATGGCCCAAGTCTTGCCTGTAAATTGGTTACACCTTCAAGAGCGTCAATCGAACTTAATCCAAATTTAGTTTGTGCCTGCTCTGCTAATTTTAAAGATTCTTCATAACTTCCATTTTCTTTGGTAAGTATTTTTAGTCTTTGATTTAATTTTTCAAAGTTTGTCGCAGCAGTTATTGTTTTTTTTGCAAGAACTCCTATTCCAATACCAGCAATAGCAGTTTTTAATCCACCAAATGACTTTTGTAATGCGTTTGTTTTACTTTGGACTCCCTGTAATGCTCTTGTTGCATTAGTGGCATCTACAGTAAGTTTTACATTAGCCTGTGCCACAAATTTAAAAAAGCCTTTATTATATATTACCTTGAATTGCGTTTTTGTCGTTGCAAAGCTTTTTTTTCTTCGTCAGCTTTTATTTCATAATATCCAGCCCAATAGATAAGCTCTGCCTCTGTCATGTTGAGTCTCAGTTCTTGAACTGTTTTGCCGAGTTCTGTTGCTAGGAAAAACTCAAATCTAAGCCAAGCATCCCCGCTTATTCTTTTTTTGCTGTATTAATATCTAGTTCAATATCATTCAAGAAAAGTTCTAAATCATTTAAAACTTTTTCTGGTAATTGTCTTTGAAGAATAGGGGCATCTGACATAT